GGTACCACCCGGTGTTGCCAAGAAGCTCGCCAAGTTCATGAAACTCTCAAACACAGAGTACATCAACAAAGACGGTGATTTGTACGATGGTGCTGCACGTCTAAAAACTGGTGTGTCGCATCAGCGTTACAATAACGCCGCCACACAGGCGTTCAACAAGGATCCAAAGTTTCTGAAGAAATCTGTGATTCCGTACGTTGATCCCAATCGACCGAACGAGGCTCTTACGAAGAAGCACAAGCTCAAAAATTCAACCGTGTTCCGAACCGGTAAAACCTTGAGCGGAAGCAACACCGGTGTCCACAAGAAGATTTACTTTAATAAACACGGAATGTTGTACTTTCTCACGTTGAATGGTAGGAAGAATTCAGTCACTTCTGCACCGAACGCATACAGAATTATGGGCGGATCGAGCAACATGCGACAGTTCAAACGTCTCGTCGGTGAGTCCCACGCGAATTACCCTCGGAACGCCATCCCGCCAGCAACTCCACCACGGGCGGGCGCGAGACGCTCATCACCCGCGCTTCTGGCAAACATGATGAACCAGATTTACATCGGTGGTCGCGGCGGAAACGTCAACGCCGGAAGATACACGAACGCTGAAAAGAACGTGCTCATCCGACGTCTCACCGGTTCGATCGACTACTTCAAACAGCAACGGGACGCCAAAAAGGCGGAGGCTGCGCGAGCTCGTGAGATGATACGAACCAGCGTCTGGTTTACAAATGCGGAGAAACAGTTTCATCGGAACCAGGCTGCTGCTGCAAACGAGCGCGTAGGCTACTTTGACGATGCCGTTCGTGCATACACGCGCGGTCTGCGTGCCGTCAAGCCTCTGACGGGTGCCGTGACGCCGCGCGCACGTGCCATGCCGGCAACACCCAACCGGTACACACCGGCACCGGCAAACGTCGAAAACAATGCCATCTACATGCCCCTGAATCGCCCACACCTGGTGGTCAAGACACCGGGTGCCGGTACGATCTACCTGAACCCGAACACGTTCACGGGCTACCTGAAGAACTCGGCACGTGTCAATCTCCCCGCGGCGAACGTCCGGAACTGGCTACGTACGGCCCGACGCAACTTCCCCAACGAGCCGCTGTTCCGCCACCCACTCGCACCCAAGAATGTGACTGCGAGCCATATTCGCTTTTCGCGCGCCTAATCGTGTCACTGCTTCAGCATGTAGACGATCGCGAGGAGAATTAGGAGCACGGCGCACGCGATGAGCACCTTACTTTGCTTGTCATCTGGGCCACGTGCACACCGAGCTGACCAATACCGATACGCCTGTTCATAGGGCACCTCGGGTTTGTTGAGCTGCGTATTAACCAAGTTGTGAATATCGATCGACCAACGGAACATATCCTCCGTGTCAACCGGCAATAGCTTGAGATTCTCCTTGAGGTGTTTGCCACACATGGAGCACGGGAGCACGTCGGGCATGGCTTCGAAGAAGCGAATGTACGCCTCCTTTTTTTCGTCGGTAAGACCTTCGTTTGCGCTGAGTGCAGTCATATGGATGACACTCCAAAAGTATGGACCGAATGTCGTTGGGCAGATCTTCATCTCTAAATCTCCTTGACAAAAGGAAATACAGACTCTAGCGCGCGAGCACAGGCGCGCGCGAGTTCACTGTGCTCCTTCTGCGTGCCGTTCCCCATGCGAACCTCGAGGTAGTGAATCCAGGAACGAAGGGATCCGTTCATGTAGATGCGTGACGGGGTCAGACCCTCTGGGAGGATCGCTCGTGCCTGTTCCTTCGCAATCCCCTTGCTGATCGCCCAATCGTATGCCGTACGCGTGAAGGATGCAACTGTTGCCTGACACTCTTTCCACTCACGGGCCAGTTCTGGATCGTCCACTACGATGCTGTTCTGGCGGTTCTTTGTGTCTTGGAGACGAAGCTCTCGTGTGACAGATTCGCCCTGAACGACGGCATACCTCTGACTAAACTCCTGGAACGAGAATGATCGGTGGCGAAGCATCTGACGAGCAATGTCGCGCGTCGTCTCAATTTCGAGACACACATTCACCATCTCGAATGGCGACCAGTGCTTGTTCCTCATGAGGTATCGAACGAGCCGTTCGGCCGTCTCGTTCGATTCCTGGTGGTCGGGGTTGGAGACCCGGGCAACATATGCCACCTGTTCAATCAAAGACTTTCCGTCGGGTGTCTGTGTGTACGATACAACTTTGGCACTCATTTACTAGTATAAAAACGAGAAACTCTAACTGGGTATCATGGAGCTATCAGTCAACACGGGCATGGATCCCATCACGTACTTCCAGAGTCGGATTGAGCAGCCCAATCTCGCCCGAATCGACGTCTGGAACGAGAATCGAACCGTCATGTTTGACATGGCACGCACCTCGAACGATCTCTACGTCAAACGTGCATTCAACATATGGAATGCAAACCTCAAGGAGTCGATCGACGACCCCAAGTATGGTGATGAACTGTTCGATGCGCTCTTCTGTGTGCAGTACAAAATGAAGGGCAAGACGCCCGGGTTCTATTACAAGCACATGTGGGCCGAGCGCGACGGTCGAATCATCTACGAGTCGTGCGTTCTACGTAAGGACATGTGCGGGTACAAGAAGTGGGACAAGATTTCAAAACTGACGTTCGACGGTCGAACGCTCGAGTTTCGCGTGAAGAATGAGGAGCTCGGCTACCCGATCATGACCATTTAGGCGTAGGTAGCGGAGGCGAGTGTGTTCTGATCGTCATACTTGGTGCTCATACCGTCGATGGTGTCCATGTCACTGGCCTCCATGTACGACGTATAGGAGTAGGGGGACACGGCGCGCTTCGCCAGCGTCAAAAGCATAATAAACACCACGGCGTGCAGAATGAGACCGCCGAGCTTGGCCGTCCCCTCGGGCGTGGCGATCCAGCCGCCAAGCACGCTACGAGTGGCGCGGTACACAGCCGGGTTGGCCGCAATCAGAAAGCAAATGAGGATAATGATGGACGACTTGAACATTTACGATAGGCCGAGATAAAAGGTGAGTGCCCTGTCAAGGGAATGTTCTGCTCCTGGTGTCAAGACACTGTGGTGGACGAGAAGGATCACGAAGCCTGTATGAAGAAAATTTGGCTGATCAAGTCGAACGAGTTTACTCAGTGGGTCGAACAGAGCAAACCTCTGAAGAACAGCTTAGACGGAGCGGTCGATGGTGAGACATGTCCATTGGAGTCCTCACCGGAATTGCCAATGTAGCCGATATTGATACGCGGCTTGTGTTGGCCAAGGCGGGGGTCTATGTTCCACGACGCCCTATACAGATCCCGGACATCGTGTTGATCCCATGGGACCACCATGAGTTTTGGATCGAACGTCGGATTGGTCGATTTCATATGACGTGGTACCCCCGGTACGGATTCACTCATTTTAAGAATCAACGTACAGGCATGGATCGCCGGATGGATGTACACGTAACCATGAAAGTCGTTGGAATGGACGGTAAAGTGACATACCACCCTGACTACAAAGAGCCGTGCAAGTGCGGATGCGGCTACAACACGGATCGTTCACATCGGCGAATTCTACCTAGAGCAGTGCCGCGCTCGTTCACCAAGTAAAATGCAGGTCTACACGTCCGACTGTGTCGCGTGCGAAATCAACCCACACTGGAGTCACCTACTGATGAATATGGTGGGCCTTGAGGGTCCCATCCCTTTGCCGAATGTCGATTCTGTGACGCTCGGCAAATTGAAGTACTGGCAGGAAATGTCGGACGAAGACCCGATCGACGAGTCGTGGGAGACGTTATGGAGCATGGCGCACGCGGCCGATTATCTCGACATGCCTGCGATGCTCGACAAGACGTGTAAGGCACTCGCCGGACAACTCAAGGGGAAGAGTCCTTCGGAAATTCACAAGCTGATCAAGCCTTAAAAAAGGTGAACGCCTTCACTGTATGGATTACGAAAAGCTCACACACGTCGAGCACATCTTGAAGCGACCCGATTCGTACATCGGGTCGGTCGTCCCTGATGTGGTCGATACATGGAAGCTCGCCGAAGGTCGGTTTGAGCGTGCACACGTCACCATTGCACCTGGGCTCGTCAAGATTTTTGACGAGATTCTGGTGAATGCGATTGACCAACACACGTTACACCCCAAGAAGGTGACGCGGATCGACGTGTCATGGAAGGGTGATTACATCACCGTGAAGAACAACGGTGACGGTATCCCGATCCGGAAACACGAGAAGGAACAGGTGTGGCTTCCCGAACTCATCTTTGGCCACCTGCTCACGTCATCAAACTATGACGATACGAAGGAGCGTACGACTGGTGGACGAAATGGCTACGGTGCCAAGCTCACCAACGTCTTTTCGAAGGATTTCACAGTCAAGGTGGTTTCGAGCGGCCAGGTGTATATGCAACGCTGGATGGACAACATGTCCAAGATGGTTGAGCCGCTCATCGAGGAACGCAAGACGGGTGGTGGTGTCGAGGTGTCATTCATGCCCGACTGGTCGAAGTTTGGCGGGAAGCACATTGAGGCTCTGTGTACAATCATCACGCGTCGGACGTGGGATGCCGCCATGTGTTGCCCCAAGGCGCACGTCTATCTCAACGGCGTGCGAATCGAGATGATGACACTGGATACCTATGCTAAGATGCACGTGACGGGGGCGACTGTTTCGCTCGGACCGGATATCGTTGTGGCGCACACGGACACGGGCAAGTTTGAACAGGTGTCGTACGTCAACGGCATTGCAACCACACAAGGCGGAACGCACGTCGATCGATTCGTCAATCAGCTCGTGGCGGCTCTTCCCATCAAGGAGATTCGACCGGCGCAAATCAAGGCGTCCCTCTTTGTCTTCATGCGCGCCGTACGCGATCGACCCACATTTTCGAGCCAGACCAAGACGGAGTGTACGACCAAGGATACGACCGACTACACGTTCAAGCCGGCGAGCATCAAGGCGGTGATGGCGTGCGGACTTGCCGATGACGTGTCGGCACTCCAACTCGCCAAGAATGAAAAGGAACTCAAAAAGACGGACGGTGCCAAAAAGTCACGCATCCTGGGAATTCCAAAACTCGATGATGCAAACTGGGCCGGCACACACAAGTCGCACGAGTGTACGCTGATTGTCACTGAGGGAGACTCAGCAAAGACGCTCGCTGTCGCCGGTCTTTCCGTCATTGGTCGGAACGCCTACGGAGTTTTTCCTTTGCGCGGTAAGCCTCGGAACGTGCGTGACGCAAGTGTCAAACAGCTGACCGACAATGAGGAATTTTCCAACCTCAAAAAGATACTTGGGCTTCAACATGGCAAGACGTATACTTCTGTGCGAGAACTTCGGTACGGCCGGTTGATGATCATGACGGATGCTGACTTGGATGGGAGTCACATCAAAGGTCTTGTCTTGAACATGATTCACCACTTTTGGCCAGGGCTCATCCAGTTGGGATTTGTGGTTGCTATGGTGACACCTGTGATCAAGGCGGGCAAGGATTGGTTCTTCACCGAGGCGGCGTATGTTGCAAGCGGGAACCGAAGCACGCAGGTCAAGTACTACAAGGGTCTGGGGACGTCGACGAGCGTCGAGGCGAAGGAATATTTCAAGATGATTGATCGTCTGACGGTCAAGTTTGCCGGTGATACCGAGACGGACAAGTCGATGACGCTCGCCTTTGCAAAGCCCATGGCGGATGCACGCAAAGAGTGGCTCGTCGGACACATGGCAAAGCCGCCACCGAGCGTCGAGTACGGGAAGGTGACGCTTCTGAATGTCACTGATTTCATTCACAAGGATCTGGCCAACTTTTCAGCCGAGGATATCCATCGAAGCATTCCACACCTGATGGATGGTCTCAAGCCGAGTCAGCGTAAAGTTGTGTATGCATGCCTCAAGCGAAACCTGACGACGGACATGAAGGTGGCGCAGCTTGCAGGCTATGTCGCCGAACATACGGCGTACCACCACGGCGAGGCGTCACTCCAGGGAACGATCGTCGGTTTGGCCCAAAACTTTGTCGGGTCGAACAACCTGAATCTGCTCGAGCCGAGCGGTCAGTTTGGAACGCGACTGATGGGCGGGAAGGATGCTGCATCGTCCAGGTACATCTTTACGCGGTTGGCACCTCAGACGCGTAAGATTTTCAACAGCGATGACGATGCAGTGCTCAAGTACACGGAGGAGGATGGCCAAAAGGTGGAGCCTGAGTGGTATGCACCGATCGTCCCCATGGTCCTTGTGAATGGTGCCGAGGGGATCGGTACGGGCTTTTCGTCGTACGTCCCGCCGTACAAGCTCGAGGATCTGATGAAGAACATTCGACATGCGCTCGACGACAAACCGATGGTTCCGATGGTTCCCTATTTCAAGGGGTTTACGGGGACGGTGACAAAGAAGGCTGAACACTCGTGGACCCTGAGTGGCGTCGTCACAAAGGAGGGGTCGGCATGGCGAATCACTGACCTTCCACCTGGCAAGTGGATCCAGGATGTGAAGGAACACCTGGACGAGCTCGTCGACAAGGGGACGGTCCAAAAGTATGAGAATCACTCGACGGAGACGCAACCCGATTTCAAGGTGTGGTGCGAAGAGGCGCCCGAGATTACAAAGACGATCCACACGTCGAACATGTACCTGATCACGCCCAAGGGGATCAAAAAGTATGCGAGCCCGGAGGAGATTCTGTGCGACTATCTCGAGATTCGTATGCGCGTGTACGCCATGCGTAAGGCACATATGCTCAAGCGGATGGCGTCCGAGTGCGAGACGTTGTCACTCAAGGCGAAGTTTGTTCGCGAAGTGATTGAAGGTCGGCTCGTCGTCTTCAAGGTGGCACGCGAACAGCTCGAAGCGACCATGGCCGGGAAGGGGTACCCGAAGGAGTTGCTCAACACAAAGACCTACGAGTATACGAGCGAAGAGGTGGCGCGACTCATCGAGCGCGTGACCGAGTACCGCGAGGCGATTCGCGTGCTTGAAGCGACCAGCGTGTCCGACCTATGGAAACAAAATCTGCGCACGTTGTAGTTATGGACCTCCAAGGGAACATATTGGATCTCATCGCGGATGACACAGAGTCTGTGTCCAACATCTACGATGCGACGGTGACATATCTTCAAACGGCGCCGCTCAATGCAGATACGCGCACGGCCGTCAAAGCGTTCAGCGACACGATCGCGACGGCACGGACGAAACAGGATGTTGCCGACGCCTTGTACACGTTCTCGACGACGATCAACCAACGAACCGGAAAGTTGCTCGCACCGACCGTCACTGCGAATGTCGAAGCGCCCGTCCAACAGACTGTCGTACAAACCATCAGCGTCCTCGGGTTTTACGGCCCGTCGATGCTCAAAGATGGATCCTTTATGGTCTACCTCACGGAGCCGACGCAGGGGAAGGAAATTGGAAAGGGATGGACCATTTCAGGTCTCTCTGGTATTTCTGGAAATGTCACTGTGGTGGAGTACACGTCGAACGTCTACGGTGACGTGGTGATTAACGCCGGGCCGCCCGCCATTTCGTTTCCGTACGTGTCGAACGCCGTGGTTGTCTCGGACATGCCAAACAACATCAAGGCACCGAGTTCAATCATGCGTCTGACGCTCTCACAAATGTCGAACAACTACGTTCCGAACGTTTTTTCGAACGCAACCACGTCATTCGGACTCTCGTCGTACGACCTGAGCGCGTACGACGCGTCAAAGATAAAGGGTGTTTTCGGGGAACTTCGCGAACTCAACTCGAATGTCGGAACGTCCGAAGGCTTGAACGAACTCAAGACGATCGTCGAACGAGGTGCAGGCACGGGCGCACTCCTGTCGATGGCGGCTATCGGTGCCCAAGAAAAGTACCTCTTTGGCGGCCAGTCACAATGGCTTCCGAAGTTTAAGCAATACACGTCGTTCTCCATGACGCAGCGGCTCTCCGTACCACTGAGACTCACGGGTCAGACGTTCCTCGGATCGGTGACCCAAGTTGATCTCTTTCCGCGCGAAATGGGTGATCTCATCTCAAACATGTACCTCCAGTGTACACTGCCAGCCCTCCCGAATGGCTATTCGTACTCGGAACTCGTTGGTCGTGCCCTCTTTAATAAAATTGAGTTTCTCGTGGATGGTCTGCCGTACGAAACAATCACGGACGATTGGTACGTTATTCGCGATCAACTCTTCTTGGACGCCGACGAACGCGACGCCGTCTACAAGGCGGTGAGTGGTGGCGTTCCTGAAGGCACAAACGTCCCGGCTGACACGCCTGTC